AAGAACGGCGCGATTGTTCTTCATTATGATTTATCCTGCCCTGATGCTTTTGACTTTGTCACTACTTCTCGAACCGAGTTGCCCTGGGTCAAAAGGTGCATCAACATCACCGATGAGTGGTGGAAGAAGTGTGACTTCAAAGAGAGGCTCTTGTATGCAATCAAGTCAGGAGATGTCTGGCTAAATAAAGTACGGTACGACAATGAAGGAAATAGGATTTACGGCAATGTCTGCCTTGAGGTATATTTACCTAGCAGGGGTACTTGTCTACTTCAGCACGTTAATCTTGGTGCTTGTGAATTTGACACATTGCCAACGGCATTCGTCCGAGGAATGTCAGAGCTCTGTGGTCTCCACCCTCGAACAGGTGTCGGAGAGCTTGGAGAATACCTTACTCCAGATAACGACCGGCAAGTAGGACTTGGGATGCTTGGATTAGCCAACCTCCTTAAGACTTACAAGGTCTCATACAAGGAGTTTGGTGATGCACTCACTGATTACATTGCAAACATGAGGCGGCATAATGCTGCTACTAAACTTGTTGAACAACTAGATCTCGGTATCCGTCAGGCTGCTGAAGTAGCCAAAGCGGCTAACATGAAGCGAGCATTCGCTATTGCACCAACTGCATCCTGCTCTTATCGGAGTGTTGATGTAGAAGGTAAGACCTGTGCCCCAGAGATTGCACCACCTATTGCACGAACAGTGGATAGGGACAGTGGAACCTTTGGTGTTCAAACTTATGAATATGGTGATGTAGAAATCGCCAGTGAAGTTGGCTGGGAGGCCTATACCACCGTTGCAAACGGCATTATGACTCTCCTCCAACGTACGGGACTTGCGCATGGCTATTCGTTCAATTCTTGGTCTGACCAAGTTGAGTACAACGAAGAGTTCATTGAGCAGTGGTTGGCTTCGCCTCAGACCTCCCTGTATTACTCCCTCCAAGTGATGGGAGATGTTCAGGATAAGTCTGATGCCTATGCAGCCCTTGATCAGGCTGAGGTGGATGATTATTTGAACTCAATCTTAAATAATGAACCTCAATGTGATTGTGCCGAATGAACCCATACGAAAAGTTAATGTCCAGAAAGCGGAAGTGGACACCCGTACAAACAACTGCAGGTGCCTGCAAAGAGGGAGCAGAGGGTGTTATTGCCCGTGCTTTAGCAATGCGGCACATGGAGCTCCCGGTGGGAGACTTTATCAATGAAGCTCTAAATGAAGTACCAAAGAACGCAAGAGATTTACTTGTGTCCAACGTCAAAGACGAGGAAAACCATGATTTGGCACTTAGTTACATTGCCAGATCATATGGAGTGGATGAAAAAGCTGAAGCTGAAGCCCTCCGTCTACAAAAAGCGTGGACTTCTCATCCAGATCACACAGTCCTCAAAGCAATGGTTGCCGAGCGTGCGATTTTCTTCGTTCTCTTACCCTTGTTTCGCTTGAATGGTGACGCAGCAATGCGGACTTGCAGTGCAGACGTATCAAGAGACGAACAAATTCATGTCGCTTGTAACAGTCTTGTCTGCACTGAGTTGGGCCTCAGTCCCTCTGCTTCTCTTGATCGACTGAGAAAAGCAACTATTAATTGGGTAATGGAGCCACTAGGTATAAATACTACCGACAGATATTTGGATAAAAAATTCTGGCTCGATTCTAGTGATCGGTTGATGTATGAGGGTAAAGCACCCGAACTTTCTGCCACACGGGCAGCTCGTATGCCTGCGTTTTTTGAGCACAGCAACAATAACCTACCCCAATATGCCTAGACAAAATATGCTTGAGGCCATCTATGGTCCCGAGCTTATCACCATCTTAAAGGAGATGGAAGAGATTTACCCACCTTTATCGGCAGGTCCCACTGATGAGATCCGCCACATCATGTACCGCGCCGGTCAACGATCAGTTGTTGACTGGCTAACTAATAGAATTACGGAGAACAACTAATGTGTTTAGGAGGAGGAGCTAGTACTCCATCAGTTAAACCAGTACCCGCACCACCCCCGGTACAACCTGCACCACCACCACGTCAAGCTGCCGAACCACGGAAGCCTGTCGAACAACCTGGTGTAACACCTGATGTTCAATTAGGTGGACAGAAAAAGTCAAGTCAAAGAAATAGTCTTCGACCACAAACCAATGCAGGATCACAAGGTCCTAACACTGGGACAACACCTGGAGCCTTGAACATATGAAGGCACGTGAAAGATATGACTCGCTCTCTGCTGCACGCAATCAGTTCCTTGACGTTGCAGTTAGTGGTGCGACTCTAACACTACCTTATCTGATCAAGCAAGACGATAACAACAACACCCACACAACTCTAAAGACACCGTGGCAATCAGTTGGTGCCAAGTCAACTGTGAACTTAGCAAGCAAATTAATGCTAGCTCTTCTGCCCCCGCAGACCACGTTCTTTAAGCTACAGATCCGTGATGACAAGATCGGAGAAGAGATTCCACCTGAGATTAAATCAGAACTGGATCTTTCTTTTGCTCAGATCGAACGTCAGGTCATGGATACCATCAATGCATCTAATGATCGAGTAGTCATTCACCAAGCAATCAAACACTTGATTGTCAGTGGTAATGCTCTTGTCTTTATGGGTAAGGATGGTCTTAAGAACTACCCACTTAACCGGTTCGTTGTGAACCGTGATGGTAACGGTAACGTCTTGGAGATTGTAACCAAGGAACTAATTAGCAGAAAGGTTCTCGGCTTGCCGAACCAAGGACCAAAACCAAACGCCGTAGGTGATGATGGTTTTAGTGCAGGCAATGATGATGACGACGTTCCGGTGTACACCTACGTCAAGCTAGAAGAGAAGAGTGGTCGCTGGAAATGGCATCAGGAAGTGTTCGATAAGATCCTTCCTAACAGTCAAGGTTCAGCACCGAAGTCAGCCACACCGTGGTTACCACTGCGCTTCAATTCTGTGGATGGAGAAGACTATGGACGAGGCCGAGTAGAAGAATTCCTAGGTGACTTACGTTCCTTGGAAGCACTCAGCCAAGCACTGATCGAAGGGTCAGCTGCAGCGGCTAAGGTCGTATTCCTTGTCTCCCCCTCATCGACAACTAAACCACAGACCCTTGCCCAAGCTGGCAACGGAGCTGTGATTCAAGGCCGACCTGATGACGTAAGTGTTGTTCAGGTAGGCAAGACAGCAGACTTCCGTACTGCTGCAGAGATGGCACAGACTATCTCACAACGAATCTATGATGCATTCCTTGTCCTGAACATCAGGCAGAGTGAACGCACTACTGCTGAGGAGGTTCGCCTCACTCAGTTGGAACTAGAACAACAGCTAGGTGGGATCTTCTCACTACTAACTACTGAGTTCTTAGTTCCTTATCTCTCTAGGAAGATGCTTGTCCTGACTCGTTCAGGTAAGGTCCCATCCATTCCTAAAGAGTTTGTCCAGCCCACCATCGTGGCTGGTGTCAATGCACTTGGTAGAGGACAGGATCAGGAGTCACTGATTAGGTTCATCACTACTGTCTCCCAGACAATGGGACCTGAGTCTATTGCTAAGTACATTGATCCAACTGAATACTTAAAGAGGTTAGCTGCTGCACAGGGCATTGAAACAATGAACCTGATTAAGTCCCAAGAGACTATGCAACAAGACATGCAACAACAGATGCAGATGTCTAACCAACAAGAACTGGTTAAGCAAGCGGGTCAGTTTGCTAGTTCACCAATGATGGACCCGTCAAAACAACAACCGAATGACCAATCCGAAACCGGTGAAGCCGAAGGCGGTGGCGAAGAAGCCCCTCCCGGACCCAGCGCCTAGCACCATTAGGCCTAAACAAAATAACTACGCTCCTACCAAGCGGATCACACCTAGTGGTCAGAAGGTAGTACCACCCGGAACCAAGGTCACACACGTGGGGCTTGGCAATTTAACTGTAGAAACAAATGGCAAACGAGATTACACTGGTATCTGAAGAACCAACTGAAGGCTTAACAGAAGAGGAGCAGGATTCTCTAGCGGTAGGTGAAGAACTAGCCGAGGCAGAGAGTCAGCTCCTAGCTGGTAAGTACGAGAACGCTGAGGAGTTAGAGCGAGCTTACATCGAACTCCAGAAGAAGCTAGGTGGTGAAGAAGAGCCAGTAGAAGAAGAGCAAGAGGAGACTGAAGAAGAAGAAGAGCAAGTAGAGATCTCTGCTGCTGCTCAGGTCATTGGCAATGCCTCTGCTGAGTTTGCTGAGAATGGTCAGTTGTCTGAAGAGACGATGGCACAGTTCAACTCAATGAGTTCACAAGAACTTGTTAATGCTTACATTGAATCCCAAGCTAATGCACCTCAGCAACAACAACAGGTAGCAGATCTATCTGAAGCTGATGTCAATTCCATCAAGAACTATGCTGGTGGAGAGGAGTCCTATCAAGCCCTAATGCAATGGGCTGGTGGCTCCCTCCCTACTGCCTCTGTGGAAGCCTTTGATAATTTAGTAGAGACTGGTAACACAGAAGCTATTCGGCTTGCTGTAGCCGGTCTCAGGGCTGAGTATGATCGAGCTAACGGAGTTGATGGTGAGCTACTAACAGGTAAGGCACCAACTCAAACCGTGGATGTATTCCGTAGTCAGGCAGAAGTTGTGCGGGCTATGAGTGATCCACGATATGATAATGACCCAGCATATCGTCAAGATATCTTTGACAAATTAGACCGGAGTAACAACGTCCAATGGTAACAACTGAAGACGGAAACCGTACAAACATCTTTGCAATTGAACCCCCTATTGAAATCATGGAAGTAAACGAATCACACAACACTAAGGCTGAGCGACTGAATGGACGGGCAGCAATGCTCGGTATCATTGCAGCCTTTGGTGCCTATGCAGTAACAGGTCAAATCATCCCAGGTATTTGGTGATTGGAGTCGCTACTCCTCTGCTGCTTATTGCCAGTTGGTATGGACCTGGATTCCATGGCAACCTCACAGCCAACGGTACTAGATACGATCAACAATCTTCCACTGCAGCTCACAAGTCCCTCCCCTTCGGCA